GCCGGCCAGATCGCGACCTATCAGGCGTACATGGAACCATCTATCCCTGGTATTTCCGACAACCCGGCGCTGTTCACTGCGATCAACAAGGACACCCAGGAGATTTGGTCTGAACTCGTCCCGTTTGATGGCGGCTTGGCGCAGCGAATGTCCGACCGTGCTGTTCGGGTGATTCGGGCCACCGAGGTTGGTGAGCAACTGCCGCGTATTGCCACGGAGCCGGGTTACTACGAGTGCAAGTACTGCGCATGGGCCAACCGTTGCTGGAGTGCGTCGGCATGATGGATTTCAACGATACCTCTGGCAACACATCACAGACTCCGGACACCGAACGTGATGCACTGCGGGCAGATTTGATCTGCCGGCTGGAGAGTGTTCTGTTCGCGCTCTATCCTGCTGGCAAGGTGCGCAAAGGCAAGTTTCTCATCGGCGACGTGCTGGGCAGTCCGGGCGATAGCCTCGAGATTGTGCTTGATGGCGACAAGGCGGGCCTCTGGACGGATCGCGCCACGGGTGACGGCGGCGACATCTTTGACCTGATTGCCCGGTATCACCAAATCGACACCAAGTCTGACTTCCCGCAGGTGATGAAGTTGGCCCGCGACCTGACCGGGCGAACGACCGTTACCCCGCCCAAGAAGCACAAGAAGGAAGCGCTGATCGACGAGTTGGGCCCGGCCACGGCCAAGTGGGATTACTTCACGGCAGAAGGCCAACTGATCGGTTGCGTTTATCGCTACGACCCACCTGGGCGGCGCAAGGAGTACCGTCCTTGGGATGCCAAGCGCAAGAAGATGGCACCGCCAGATCCACGTCCGCTCTACAACCAGATGGGCATGGCCACGACCGATACCGTTGCGTTGGTCGAAGGTGAGAAATGCGCACAAGCCTTGATCGACGCAGGAGTCGTGGCGACCACTGCTATGCACGGCGCACACGCGCCGATCGAGAAAACCGACTGGTCGCCCCTGACCGGCAAGCATGTGCTGGTCTGGCCCGACCGCGACAAAGCCGGATGGGATTACGCAATGGCCGCCGCCGATGCGGTGCTCATGGTGGGCGCGCTGTCCTGTGCTGTGTTGATGCCACCGGAGGATAAATCCGAAGGATGGGATGTGGCCGATGGACTGGCGGATGGTTTCGATCTCCAGAGCTTTCTGGCGACGGGGCCGCGCATCAGTGTCCTGCCACCAGTGCAGGAAGAATCCGCGGGCCACGACGAGAATGCGGTCTGGGCCACAGATGACGCGCTGGCACTGTCCTTTACCCGCCGCTATGCCGAAGACTGGCGCTACTGCGCGCAGTGGGGCAAGTGGCTGGTGTGGACCGGCAACCGCTGGCAGGCCGACGACACCCTGCTGGTGACTCACCTCATGCGGCACATCTGCCGTGAGGCCGCCATCAAAGCGGATTCCCATCGGCTCGCCGCCAAGCTGGCCTCGAGTAGCACGGTTGGTGGTGTCGACCGTCTGGCACGCAGCGATCGCCAGCACGCATCCACGTCCGACGAGTGGGATCGTGACCCGTGGCTCGCCAATGCGCCGGGCGGCGTCATCGACCTGCGCACCGGCCAGGTCAGAGCGCATGACCGGGCCGACCGGATGACCAAGATCGCTACCGCCACGCCGAACGGGACATGTCCACGCTGGTTGGCGTTTCTGGCTGACATCACAGAGAACGATCGGGATTTGATGGTCTATCTGCAGCGCGTCATCGGTTACTGTCTGACGGGCGTCACCTCCGAGCACGCGCTGTTTTTCTTGTACGGCACTGGGGCGAACGGCAAGTCGGTATTCGTGAATGTGATTACCACGATCCTCGGGGATTACGCTGCCAATGCACCCATGGACACGTTCATGGAAACGCGTAACGACCGACACCCGACTGATCTGGCTGGGCTACGCGGCGCGCGCTTTGTATCCTCGATCGAAACCGAGCAAGGGCGGCGCTGGAACGAGTCCAAGGTGAAAGCCATCACCGGTGGCGACAAGGTGTCGGCGCGCTTCATGCGACAGGATTTCTTCGAGTACGTACCGCAGTTTAAATTGGTGATTGCCGGCAACCACAAACCCTCGATCCGCAATGTGGATGAGGCGATGAAACGGCGACTGCACCTGATTCCGTTCACCGTCACCATCCCGCCCGAAAAACGTGACGGCAAGCTCACCGAGAAACTGCTCAAGGAACGTGACGGCATTCTGGCGTGGGCTGTGGAGGGTTGCGGCCTGTGGCGTCAGCACGGGCTGAAACCGCCCAAGGTCGTGGTCGAGGCGACCGATGAGTATTTCGATGACGAGGACGCCATTGGCGAGTTCGTCGACGAGGAATGCTACGTCTCCGGCACGGCTCGCGAAGCCATTTCGATGGTCTTCCAGCGCTGGCGCGAACGCGCTGAAAAACGTGGTGAGTACGTTGGCACCAGCCGCTGGTTGGTCGCCCAACTGCTCACGCGTGGCTTTGAAAAAACCCGGCTGACAGGCGGGACGAAGGCAATAGCCGGACTCTCCCTAAAACCCCGCGAACCCAGTGGCTATCAGCCTTACCGGGATGATTGAACACAGTGAGTGACCGAAATTGACCGTCCATTACATTCCCCTCTACACGTGTACGTGTACGCGCGCCTGTAGGAGTAACAGGAGTCTTGGTCAATTTGGGTCACTCCGATCCTACACTGCATTGGAGATGAACATGAACACGACAATTCTGGCCCTCGACTTGGGCACGCATACCGGGTGGGCGCTGCACCAACTGGACGGCACCATCACCAGCGGCACCGAGAACTTCAAGCCGCATCGCTTTGAAGGCGGCGGCATGCGCTTCCTTCGTTTCAAGCAGTGGCTCAACGAATTACTTGCGGCGAGCGTCCACATCAACGCCGTGTACTTCGAGGAAGTCAGGCGGCACGCGGGGGTGGATGCCGCGCATGCCTACGGCGGTTTCATGGGCCACCTCACGGCATGGTGTGAGCACCACAACATCCCGTATCAGGGTGTTCCTGTCGGCACGATCAAGAAGCACGCGACCGGCAAGGGTAATGCCGGCAAGGGCGAGATGATCATTGCTGCCAAGGTGCGCGGCCACGACCCTGCCGATGACAACGAAGCGGATGCCCTGGCGCTCCTGCACTGGGCCATCGAGACGCAGGAGGTGTGACATGAAGGTATCGATACCTCCGTATCGCTGCCCCCTCGGGCGCAGCACAAAACGCGTCGACACGGACAGCATCAAACGTGAAGGCTGGCGCGAACAACACATTCTGGTCGTGGGGGCGAATGACGACCGTCTGGATTTCGTGGAACGCGAATTCGTTCGGCAGTTGGGCGAGCGACTGTATGGGGAGAAGCGTCGTGGTTGAATGGACAACAGAAGATGTGGCCGCCCGATTTGCCGAGGCGGCCGAGACAGGGCGACGTCTGCCCCGCGTCAAAGTGCAGGGCTACTTCAATGTCTGGCCCGCCTTCGCTCGCGAGGTATGGGAGTCCGTCCCTGATGACGATCACGTCTACCGACCCTTGTCGCCCAGCCCGCAGGCCATCGAGCGGATGATGGAGACGATGCGCTGGGTGCTCTGGTTGGAGGAGGAGCAACGACACCTCGTCTGGATGCGCGCCAAGGACATCGACTGGAAAGTCATCGCGCGGCGGCTGGCCTGTCACCGCACCACGGCCTGGCGGGGATGGCAGAAGGCTTTGGCTACGGTCGCCGCGAACCTGAACGGAGCGGCTGACATCAATGTGCCAGATTGCCTGAGTGAAGTTACATGAAATGAATGACGCTTTCCAATCGCTTCGGAATCGTGAGGATGAACGCGGGATTCATGCGCTTTTAGGGCTGCAACATTTCAGGCTGATATTGCTAATATTGCTGCTAAGGTCGCGAGCAAAGACCGACAAGCACCGAAGGCCACAGGAGACTGTGGCCTTCGTCGTTTGCGACGCGCGATCTGCCTAGTTGTCGTAGTGATACCGGCAGGCGATGATCACCAGATCATCAGCATCCACGCAATAAACGAGGCGATTGGCATCGTCGATACGACGTGACCAGAAGCCGGACAGATTTTCTTTCAGTGGTTCTGGCTTGCCTATCCCGTCGAAGGGTTCGCGCAGACAATCTCGGATCACGCCGTTGATCCGTTTCAGTGTCTTGCGATCCTGACCTTGCCAGTACTGGTAGTCCTCCCAAGCTGCGAGGGTCCAGGTGATCCGGCTAGGCATCCACCAAGTCCCGTGCCTCAACCTTGCCCTTACGGTATTGCTCAATTGAGCGCGCCAAGTGAGCCGCGTTAGCAGGCGACTTCAATAGATGGACTGTCTCCATGAGGCTGTTGAAGGTGTCGAGTGACATCACCACAGCATCGGAGGCGTCGCGCCTAGTGATCACCGTGTAGTCGGCATCGTCGCTGACCTGGTCGATGATGGACTTGAGGCTATTGCGGGCATCAGAGAAATTTACAACGCGCATGATGTTCTACCTGTTCAATATACGGTACAAGTCTAGCCGAAACGAATCGCCAATGCAAGAAGCGAAATCTGAACTGATTGAACAGTTTTTGACGGGTCCTTCCTGGCCAAAAACCCATGCGGGAGGCGACAGCGCGGCATTTCGATAGCGTCAGGCCGTGAAACGTGGTTACCACGGTTACCAGTTACCACCTCGGTTACCGCCCCAAGTAGTTTCCACTCAATTTACGACCCGCCTCTGTGGCGGGTTTTTGCATTTCTATGATTGAATCCCTGCGCGTCGAGTACCGGAAGGTCGAGACGCTGATCCCTTTTGCGCGTAATCCCCGCACGCATTCCGATGCTCAGGTGGCTAAACTCGCCGCCAGCATTGTCGAATTCGGCTGGACCAACCCCATCCTGGTGGATGGGAGCCAAGGCATCATTGCCGGCCACGGTCGTCTGGCTGCCGCGCGCAAGTTGGGGCTGGCCGAAGTGCCGGTCATCGAACTGGGTCACCTCACCCTGGCGCAAAAACGCGCCTACGTGATCGCCGATAACCGCCTGGCGCTCGACGCCGGGTGGGATGAAGAAATGCTGGCAATCGAACTGGCCGAGCTGTCCGAGTCGGGTTACGACCTGACGCTTACCGGATTCTCCAACGACGAGATCGAGAAATTCCTGGTTGATGCCGAGGCTGGCACAGCCCCGATAGATGCTACCGCTAGCGACGACAATGGCGCAGACGATGTACCAGATGAACCGGCCAACCCGATTACTCGTGTGGGCGACGTGTGGCAACTGGGTGTCCACAGAGTGATCTGTGGCGACGCCACCGATACTGGCGTGGTTGCCACGGTAATGGCTGGCGATAAGGCGGCGCTCTGCTTCACCAGCCCTCCCTATGGAAACCAGAGGGACTATGCAAGTGGCGGGATTGGCGATTGGGACGTACTAATGCAGGGCGTCTTCGCCCAATTGCCAATGGCTCCAACCGGCCAAGTACTGGTCAATCTCGGTCTGATTCACCGCGACAACGAAGTCATACCGTACTGGGACAGGTGGCTCGACTGGATGCGTACACAAGGATGGCGGCGCTTTGCCTGGTACGTGTGGGATCAGGGAGCAGGAATGCCCGGCAACTGGAACGGACGGCTAGCACCATCATTTGAATTTGTCTTTCACTTCAATCACCAGGCACGGCAGCCTAACAAAATTGTGCCATGCGCCTACGCTGGTGGCCACTCTCATTTACGCAAAGACGGTACCAGCCCCGGCGGCATGCGCAAACAAGACGGCAGCAGAGGTGGTTGGCAGCACGAAGGTGTAGCGACCCAGGACACCAAGATTCCAGATGCCGTACTTCGTATCAATCGGCACTGCGGCAAGATTGGTCAGAACATTGACCATCCGGCAGTGTTCCCAGTAAAACTTCCGCAGCATGTCATCGAGACCTACACTGACACCGGTGAGATCGTGTTTGAACCGTTTTGTGGGTCAGGCACGACCCTACTCGCGGCGCAGCGAACGGGCCGTGTTGTCCGAGCGACAGAAATCGCGCCGCAGTATGTTGACGTGACTATCAAACGATTCCAGCAGAATTTCCCCGAGGTGCCGGTTACGCTCGTTGCCACCGACCAGACCTTTGATGCGGTTGCCACTGAACGATTGGGGGCACCGGCATGACGATCTCTTGGCTCGCCGACAAGATTGAACAGTGGCCGACAGACAAGCTCGTGCCCTATGCTCGGAACGCGCGCATGCACTCAGATGCGCAAGTGGCTCAGATCGCTGCCTCGATTGCCGAGTTCGGATTCACTAATCCGATCCTGGCCGGTAGTGACGGAGTCATCGTGGCCGGGCATGGACGCTTGGCCGCCGCACAGAAACTCGGCATCGTTACTGTGCCGGTCGTAGTGCTCGATCATTTGACGCCGACCCAGCGTCGCGCCCTGGTGATCGCAGACAACCGCATCGCCGAGAACGCTAGCTGGGACGATGCCATGTTGCAGGTGGAACTGGCCGCTCTCCATGACGACGACTTCGATCTATCCCTGACTGGCTTCGATGCCGACGCACTCGCCGATCTTCTCGCCGGCGAGGAGACGACGACCGAGGGGCAGACCGATGAGGATTCAGTCCCCGACGCCGGCCCGTCGATAACGCACCCGGGTGATGTCTGGATCTGCGGCAACCACCGCGTGATCTGTGGTGACTCGACGGATGCGAGCACCTACGATGCACTACTGGCCGGCGAGATCGCGGACATGGTATTCACCGATCCTCCCTACAATGTGGACTATGCCAACACGGCCAAGGACAAAATGCGGGGAACGGATCGCCCCATACTGAACGACAACCTCGGTGCTGGTTTCCACGACTTTCTGTTGGCGGCACTGACGCCCACATTGGCCCACTGCCGTGGCGGCATCTACGTGGCG